GATGATTTGATTTACCTGTCATGGGAAGAAACTAAGGCAAAGTATCTGTCACAAGTCGGCAGATGATGAAAATAGTGGTTGCTTTTCATATTAGAAAGCCTATATAATTATATCAATGCGGTTGTTGTAGAACAGTTCAGGTGTCCAACTTGAACGGTATGTGCGAATCATACAAACCGCTCCAAATTCACAAGTTAAGAGACTGTTGCGTAAAAACAACAGTCTTTTTTTTCGCTTGCCTTACCCATTACCTTGTGTTATACTGGTCTTTTGAGTTGAGGACTATAACATGATTGATAACGATTATTCCCATACCCTCTTGGAGCAAGAGGAACAACGGTTCCATTTTAGTACTTTTGATGTACAAGATGCATTCTTGACCTTTTCGGTCAAGAATATACTTGATGAGGTGCGTAAAAATCCTGTTATAAATCAACAGCTTACAGATTACCTAAAAACGCTTGACATTGCTGAGGAAGTGTGTTAGGATAGAGGTATAGAAAATAAAAAAGGCAATTATGACTACATTTTCAGTAGAATCTAAGTCTCAGCTGGCCAAGTTGTTGGCCACAGAAAACTTGAGCATTCAACACCAAAAAATTTCAACAGCACGGTTTGACCCTAAGAACCGTGTTTTATATTGTCCTATTTGGCAAGATATGTCTGGTGACATGTATGATTTGCTAATGGGTCATGAGGTTGGTCATGCACTTGAAACACCTGCTGAAGGCTGGCATGATGCTGTTACAGTTGGTAATAAAGGCAAAAACTATAAACACTTTTTGAATGTGGTTGAAGATGCCCGTATCGAAAAGAAAATCAAACGCCGTTATCCAGGTCTCCGTGCTTCGTTTGTACGTGGTTATAAAAACCTGCTTGACCGTGATTTTTTTGGCATTATTAATAAAGATGTTAATCAATTGCCTTTCGTTGACCGATTGAATCTTTATACAAAAGGTGGTACTCAATTGGGTATCGAATTCAATCAAGAGGAAACTACATTACTTAACCGTGTTGAAAATTGTGAAACATGGCAAGATGTGCTTGATGTTACCGGTGCAGTATTCGATTATTCAAAAGATGAACAGTTTAATATTCAACAAGAAAGTTTTGCATCATACAAATTCGATTACAATGATAGTGAGTTTGATGATGAATTCGAAAATGATGATTATGATTATGATTCTCAGGAATCTAATACCGAAGAGGATGAAAATTCTGATAATGAAGAAGGCAATGGTGATGACGGTGATGCCCAATCTGTAGATGAGGAACATGATGCTACTCAACAAAAATCTAAAAAATCTGATGGTGAAGCTGATGAATCTAAAGAAAATATTGATTCGGACAAAAGTTCACAATTGAATCGTTATAAAGATTCTTCTGAATCTAAACGTGACCAGTTTGAACCAACTTGTTCTACTGATGAATCATTTCGTGAAAATGAAACTGCTTTACTTGATGCTCAATGTAAAGAATATGTTTATGTTGATATGCCTAAACCTATTCTCAAAAACATTTTGACACCATATAAGCGTGTACATCAATTGCTCGAAGACCATTATAAAATGTATGATAGAGTTGATGCTAACAAATTATATAATGAATTCAAACAAAAGAATGACCGTTATGTTGGTTTATTGGCAAAAGAATTTGAAATGAAAAAGGCCGCACGTGCCTATTCTAAAACTAAAACTGCCAATACTGGTGATATTGATATTTCTCGCTTGTACAAATATCAAGTTGATGATAATATCTTTCGTAAAATGCAACGTACACCAAAAGGTAAATCACATGGTTTAGTTCTTTTACTTGACCGTTCTGGTTCTATGTCTGATAATATGGCAGGTTCGTTGGAACAGATTATGGTCTTGGCATTGTTTTGTCGCAAAGTGAATATTCCTTTTGTTGTATATGGTTTTGGTGATTGTGATGAATCTCGCCGTTTGGATTTCCCAAATGTAAAACAAGAGAAAACATTCGAAGAAAAAGTTGGTTCGCTTGCAATTAGTAATGTTTATTTACGTGAATACATTAATTCACGCATGGGCAATGCAGAGTTTACTCGCTGTATGAAAAACTTGTCTGTATTAAAACATTCATATGAGAATCGTTATGCACATTACTTGCGTCCTCAATCTGAACATCTTTCCAATACACCTTTGATACAAGCCATGATTGCATTGCGTCCACTTGTAAATGATTTCCGCAAAATGAATAATCTTGATTTGGTTAACCTTGTTGTTGTGAATGATGGTGATGCCGATAATTGCAATAGTAAAATAGATATTTACCGTTACCCTAATGGCACAGAAACACTTGCAAGGCGAGGTTTCGATAATCGAACACAAAATGTAATTTTGCGTGATGATGTAAGCAAATTGACAATTACATTACGTTCAGAAGCACCAAATGGTCACTATGATGATGCTGTACGTGCAGGTATTTTTGATTGGTTCCGTGCTGTAACTGGTGCAAAGATTTTTGGTTTCTTTATTGCTGGCCAAAATCGTTCTTTGCGTCAATCGCTTTGTGCTAAGTATGTTTATTCTGACGGTACTACCGTGTATGACAAACTAGGTATTCCACGTAATGCACGCCGCTGGAATTTTAATCCACAAGGACATGATATCACTAAAGACCTTGCTAAGACTTTGGTGAAAAATAAATTTGTACAATCATATAATAATGGTTACAATTCTTTCTTTATTATTCCTGGTGGTGCTGAACTTGCCGTTCAAAATGATGAGTTGCAAGTTGAAGGTAAAGTTACCGCAAGCAAGTTGAAGACGGCATTTTTGAAAATGTCTAAGGCAAAACAAGTGAACCGAGTACTGGTTTCTAAGTTTATTGAAGGCATTGCTGCCTAAGTTGTTGTTTTGTAACGGTATTTCTGTTGTTTTCCTGCAACAGACTGGTTGCCAAGAGACCAGAATACCGTTATAATAGATGTATCTAGTGAGAAATGGAGTTTATTATGCGTATTAAAGTTGAAGCACGTGAGAAATTTATCAAGTTGGCAACCGCTACTGGTAAAGATGTACTTACAATCCAAGAAATTCGTGACCTTTGCGATATCAATGATATTAAATTGCCGCAATGGTATGTTAAAGATATGTCCTACCGAGCAGGTCGTGGAATGTATAAGGTGCCGGCTTCTGCTGGTGTTGTGAGTGAACCTGCTGAGACCATCGCTATGGCTCCTGCTCAAGTTATTAAAATGAAAACTGATTACGAAAAAAATATGTCAGGTAACCGTATTTCAAACGTTACTACTGATTTGGAAACCGAGAATCTGATTCCAAAAGTTTATAAAAACTATGTGCCTTTTGGCAATTATGATGATGTACTTTCGATTGTTGCAAGCAAACAATTCTTCCCAATTCTAATTACTGGTCAATCTGGCAATGGTAAAACAATGTCTGTAGAACAGGCATGTGCAAAACTTGGTCGCAAATTTATTTGTGTATCAATGACACCTGAAACCGATGAAAGTGATTTACTCGGTAACTTTGTGTTGATTAATGGTCAAATGGAATGGCGTGATGGTCCAGTTACCGTTGCTGCTCGACAAGGTGCTGTTTTGTGTATTGATGAAATCGATTATGGTGCTCAGAATCTTTCCGCATTGCAACGTGTGCTTGAAGGCAAACCATTTTTGTTGAAAAAGAAAAATGAATTGATTACACCTGCCGAAGGTTTTACAATTGTTGCTACTGCTAATACCAAAGGTAAAGGTAGTGAAGATGGTCGTTATATGTTTACTAACGTATTGAACGAAGCTTTCTTGGAACGTTTTCTCAATACTATGGAACAGGACTTCCCACCTGTTAAGATTGAACAAAAAATTATCAAAAAGGAAATGGCCTCTGCTGGTCGTCCTGATGATGAATTTGCCGAGAAACTTGTTACTTGGGCAGACGTTATTCGTAAAACTTTTGCCGAAGGTGGTGCTGATGAAATTATCTCCACTCGCCGCCTTGTGCATATTGTGAAAACTTATGGTGTGTTCGGTAACAAAATGAAAGCAATTCAATTGTGTTTGAATCGTTTCGATGATGATACCAAACTTTCTTTCCTTGACCTGTACACCAAAGTTGATGCAGGTGCGAATACTCAAACAATCATGGCAAGTACCGAACCTGTCGTGACTGTTGATGATGCCGCAAGTGAAGAAGTACCGTTTTAATATTATAGTACCCACGGCAACGTTGGGTACTTTTTCGTCTTTTGCCTAAAAAACACTTGACTATCTGAATTTAGTATGTTATACTTAATGCATATTTGAGAGACAGGTCACCTCTCGAATGCTTCTTTGACTGTGACCGTTTTTATTATGGAGACATTATGTCCGCAAAATCTAAAGTTCTTTCTTACCTTTCTAAAGGTTCTTCTTACAACACATTGACTGCTGCAAAGATGCAATCAGTTTTTGGTGTTGCGAATCCATCAGCAACCATCAATGAGTTGCGTAACGAAGGTAATGCAATTTACTTGAACACCCGCATTAATACTCATGGTGAGAAAGTTTCTTTCTACCGTTTGGGTACACCAACTAAGCGCCAAGTCGCTGCTGGTTTGCAAGCACTCCGTGCTCAAGGTGTATCAACATTCGCCTAATTCTCTAGGCGTTTTCTCAGAGGGAATCGATATATATTAGTATCGATTCTCTTTTTTTATTTTATGGATATACTATGGAAATTCAAGTTAAAGTTGACGACCTAAAGAAACATAAGTTATTCGTTGCTACCCCGATGTATGGTGGCATGAATCACGGACTGTACATGAAGTCGTGTCTAGACCTACAGGGTCTAATGAACAAGTATGGTGTTGAAACCAAATTCTCATTCTTGTTCAACGAATCTCTTATAACAAGAGCACGAAACTATCTCGTAGATGAGTTTCTCCGCACAGACTACACACACATGCTGTTCATTGACAGCGACATTCATTTCAACCCGCAAGATGTTATTGCTATGTTGGCACTTGACAAAGACCTTATTGGTGGTCCTTATCCCAAGAAATCTATTAACTGGGGCAACGTAGCAGATGCTGCACGAAAGCATCCAACTATGGAACCACGGGAATTGGAAAACTTGGTTGGTGAGTACGTATTCAATGTTGTTAAGGGTACACAATCATTTCAAGTTGCTGAACCACTTGAAGTGATGGAGATTGGTACTGGTTACATGATGATTAAACGTCATGTATTTGGTAAACTTGAAAAAGAATTTCCTCAATTGCGTTACAAACCAGACCATGTTGGTCAGGCAAACTTTGATGGTTCACGTTACATTCATGCCTACTTTGATACTGTTATTGATAACGGTTATCCTTTTGACCATGTACATTCTTTAATGAAAGAAGCAGCTGAAGGTAAAGATGTTAAAGATGGATTTAAAAAATTATTAGACATGGAAGCAGGCGCATCACATCGTTATCTATCAGAAGATTATATGTTCTGTCAATACTGGCGTAACATTGGTGGTAAAATTTGGTTGTGTCCTTGGATGAAAACAGCACACATTGGCACTTATCATTTCCAAGGAGATATGCCAGCAGTTGCTAATTTCGTTGGAGAAATGTAATGCGTACACCTAACGGTGAAAATACGGTACATGAACCACCAGAAGATTGGCTAAAGGAACATAGAATGAAAATATACGGCGCAAAAGACCTCATGAAAACTTATGGTGCTCTTAACAGTGAAGAAGCGGCCAAACTTGTTGCGGAAGCACCTTATCATCCAGGTTATGAAGGTGCTGCTGTTAAAGATATTGTTAAAGCATCACAAACGGCCACCACAGGTGGTCGCAAGTTTGATGGCGGTAAATTACAATATGGTTTAGTACCACCAAACGCACTAAAGGCAACAGTAGAAATTCTTACCTTTGGTGCAGAGAAATATGAACCGGATAATTGGAAAAAAGTTCCTGATGCCAAGCGTAGATACTTTGATGCAATGCAAAGACATCTTTGGGCTTGGAAATCTGGCGAACAAGATGACCAAGAAACTGGTAAGAATCACTTAGCACATGCGTTGTGCTGCTTGATGTTTTTGTATGAACATGATACAATTGATTTTTTAAATAATGGAGAAGTAAAATGAAGCTATCAACCGAAACACTTAATGTATTGAAAAACTTTGCCTCAATTAACCAAGGCATTCAATTCAAAAAAGGTAAAGAACTTAAAACTATGTCTGGCGGTAAGTCTGTACTGGCAAAAGCCGGAATCAAAGACGAAGTACCAGAAGATTTTTGTATCTATGATTTGAATCAATTTCTATCGGTAAATTCTTTATTTAAAGATTCTGCTGAATTAGACTTTGATGCCGCAAATGTTATTTTTAAATCTGGTCGTAAGAAAATGGCTTATCGTAAAACCGATAAATCAATGATTACAGTTCCA